CAATTCACAAGTTTTCATTGGTGCCACTTACAGTAATGTTGGAAAATGGCATCCAGATGGTATTCTTGACGGGAAGGATGCTGAACGTCTTGATTATCCAGCATGATCTTGCATATGCCATATCTTTCTGTTTGTTTTTTGTTTTAACGTGCATATCCATATACAATCTGTACAGATCTGGAGGGGTTAATACCTATCTCTCATTGGTGCTCTTCTTCTCCCTTGCTGGAATAATATCTTCATTTATTCTCAGCTATCCAGACGTAAGCATTCTTAGCGCGCGTTTTTTTGTTAACATCCAGTATATAGCTATACTGCTGGCGCTCATATCAGCGATAAGGCTAAAAAGTATAGTTTATTCGACTATCATAGCGTTATATTGCGTTAGCTCTATTTACTCATATGTCGCCACCCCTAACGGGTTACATCAAAAGCAGGATGAAACCGTAGATTTTGTGAGATTTTTACATAAAAATAAACTTTCGTTTGGGTATGGCTCTTTCTGGAGACTAACGCACACAGTGACCTGGTTTTCTAACGGTAAGATACATGTAACTCCAGTATACTTCAGTGAGAAAGATGGATCGATTGATTTGAAGAGAGCAAGGGCTCAGACAATGAGATCTTGGCTGTCAAAAAGTTATATAGATAATAGTCCTGACAGGCAGTTTATTGCCATATCTCCGTCAATTGGAGGTAAGTGCAGAAATAATTTAGACTTCTGTGTTAATGGAACGATAAACAAAATTGGAAAGCCTGACGAGACTTTACACTATGGTGATGTCACTCTGCTAGTTTATAACAAAAGAATAATGTAGGACCAATGGCCTCTTAGCGAGGCCATTAATTTTCATTTTGAATTCATAGAAGCACGGCTTTTACTGTGAACGCAATATCAGAGTTAACCCCGCTGGAGTTTTTCACGATAACACTTGCCACATTATTAGTGCTTGTAACTTGTATACCGCCACCGTTTCCGTTATGAAACATTGTCAAAAAAACCGCCTTATCAAGGTTTACATTGCTTGTTAAGGTGTATAATCCAGTTCCTGTTTTTGAAACTGAAACAACATTCGCTGATCCTGCTGCTGATAGCGTTCCGTCCGCAGCGACCCTGGCAGTAAATAAGTCTCCTCTTGATTTAATGTAGTTAACCGCTGAGGTAACTACTACCCCTGCAGTTATTACATTATTCTCATCAATAAATTTCACTTTATCGGGGCCGGTATTGGTGAATGAAAAGCCGCTAAAAAATACATCTGGCCTATTCACGGGATCATCTACATAATCCCCACCTACAAGAAACTGGTTATCTGTCATAGTTAACTTGCAGTAGGCAGTGCCGGTAGGAGTTACGCTACCTGTGACGCCAATTCTTCCTGAGTATGCATTGGATGAAGTTTTTGCAAAATTGCAATTTCTAATGCTTGCCTGGCAGGGCAGATTGATATCATAAGCGATCGCTACATCCCTCATATTGTTGTTTTCAAAATAGCAATTACGGATATCAACCCCAACGCCGCCTGCCGACCCAATTCTACGAGCGATGATACAAGCCGTTCCTGCTGTATCTCTGTTGCCATTTGCTTCAAAAGAGCAGTTGTCAATAACGACTTGCTGGGACTCTACCGCTTGTAAACAAAGGTGCCAACAGTCAATAAAGTCCACCCTTTCAAATGTTACAACATTAACACCGGTAACAGAGTTGAGCTTTCTCATCAGGAGGCCTTCCACACTGGACGTTATCCTGCAATCTCTTACCGAGCCGTACAGAGAGTCTTGAATAATTAGACTCCTATACAGATTATTGGAGAATATATCCTCTATTGTGAACCCAACCATCCTCTCCATAACAAGAAACGTTCCGGTATTATTATTACCTGAAGCCACCGTTCCGTTACCTCTTATACTCATACCCTTTAATGTAAACCTGTCAATTTGGTAATCAGATGTTCCTAAACTTCCTGTTATCTGGAGTGCGACTCCATTAGAAGGAAAGCCCCCAGACTGAACATCCTGAATAATTACTGTTCTTTTGCTTCCTGAACCAATTATGTTGCCACCTCTGGGAGATGAAGATGTCACCCCAGAAGAATAGTCGTAAGTCACCTTACTGCGAAGAATGAACTCACCCGGCGGCAGATAAATATCTAATCGTAAAAGCTTGGCTTTATCCAGGGCTTTTTGAAGCGCGGATGAGTGATGTTCAAGAAACTGCGGAGCCCACCAGGAAAATTGTATTTCAGTTACATTTGAACGCACCCAGCATCCAGTGCCTGAAGGGTCTGATTCGCCTGCGCCATTTATAAAATCAATAGCATTCGCGTATGGTACCGTTGGAGAAATATAAATCGCGCCATCGTGTAACGATTTTGGAGATGCGGAATCATAATAGAAATCCCCGGCACCTACTGTTGAGACGGCGTACCAGCCGCGAAGACGCACTTTCTTTTTGTCAGTTGGAGTTATTTTTGAAAAATCAGCAACAGAGATTAACTCACCAATTAAGGAGAATCCGTCACTACTCGCCAGCGCTGACCTTAACGCTGAATCTCCAACGCTTATCCATGCCCCTACACCCGTTCCGCCTGTAGATGCTGGCGTAGATCCGGCAGGAACAACCTTGGGCAGCGCACCATCCCAGCGGTAATATTCACCGTCCGTCATGTCTTTCAGAACCTGATTGGGCAGCGTTAATGTTGTACCGGCCTGGAATGTGCCGACAGGAATCCATCCGTATTGCGCGATAGCCTGCTGCGCCAGCCAGCGCAGCCCCTCAATGGTGTAATGCTCGTTACCGAAACGGTCAACATAAGTATTAACCAGTGAGGTGACGAATTCGTCGATTTTCCCTGCGTTAAATTTAAGATCGCGCGGGGACTCGCTCGGTACTGGATTATTAGTAGGTTGCGTAGCCATATTTTTTCCATAAAAAAACCCGGCGCGTTGGCCGGGTTGTGATGGTTGAATGGGTCTTATGAGTAGATAGAGTCGCTGTATTCTGAGACTGTCAGTGAGACGGTGTTATCGGTATTTGGCTTGATGCTGTTTACCGTCCATAGCTGGCTGTCCAGTTCTTCTACTGTCGCAATTAGGTAGCGCGACGGAAGCTGCACAGTGTCTCCATTCCAGATATTGAGCTGAATGTTTGGTATTGCCGCGGTGAATCCGTATTTGGTGTCCGTTCGAGGCGAAGCTGGGTAGCGTAACGTCGGATTTCCCATGCTGTCTGTGACAAGCACATACATCGAGCCGGTAAATGTAATTGGCTCGCTGGTATCGAAGTTGTTCCCGGCGCGCCCGGTGATATACCCCTGCTGCTGGTTGCTGTCGTAGATGTCCGGCATCTGAATGACGCTACCCACCTGGATAATGCCATCTTCGAAAACTTTTGCGTTCATCTTCACACGCGAGTAAATCAGCCGCTTAACTTCCCTCATCGCCCTCTCACGCGCCTGATACTCGTTGCGGAATCCGACAATCTCCAGCTTGTTCGGGTTCTCCGCCTCCTGCTCAACGATAGCGCCGTTCAGCACGCGGTAGTTGATGTAAGTCTTGTTGTTCGTTGTCGGGTGAACGTAGGACACCTGCACGCCGTCGTATCCGCCGGGAAGAGTGGCCTCATACGTCATTTTGTATTCGTCCGTCTTCATGTTGGCCCGGTTGAATACTGCCGCCGGATAATCAACCTTTTGGTCGCGGGTGAACGTCAGCACACCGTCATCCCAATAAGCAACCACCGATGCCGCATTACAGATTGCCTGCACACGGTCGCCTAACGAGTCGTTTTCGTCGTCAAAGGTGTAGTCGAAGTAGCCCAGGCGCTCATCTGGCAGGCTTTCAGCAATAGAGTACAGCCCGTAAAGGTCAATGCTGCTGACCGACTGCTCGCCCATGATTAGCCATGTATGCGCCACAGCATCAGCGAATGATCGCGATGGACGCAGCGTGTAATCTACAGTCTGCGTGTTTAGGTTGTAAGTGATGGTATGGCGCGTTACGAGAGCGTTATATTTGCGTTCGCGACTTCCCAGCGCGTTTTCTGTCGCCCGAACTTTGACACGTACCAGCGTATCAGTAGGATGAACGACATTCGTTCTGATATTAATGGCGTGGATTTCTTCAACTTTTAGCACCGAGGCATCGCTGGAGTTATCAGTGCGCTGGAAGCTGATCGCATACTTACCAAAGCCACCTGACGGGGTTATCTTATCTGTGCGATAAAACACTTCGCTCGTATGGTCGTGCGGCGTTCCCTGGTAATAAGTAAATGTCTGCGTAGTGCCGGGGATCTGGTTGTAATCATCGTCGATTTTCCAGATAACAACTTTCCAGTTTGTCTGCTTCTTACCGCCCAGGCTCGACTGCGTGTGTAGCCAGAGCTGAGAAGATTCAACTGGCGAGAAGAATGGCCCCACAACAAGCGCTTCGTTGTCGTTGAGAATGAATTTCGTAGTGTTGATGGTGGCATTTGCCGGGATGTCCTGAGGGCCCTGCAGGTCGCTCATCGTGAAAGTGTACCAGCGAACAGGATTAGTAACCGCCCAATCGTTTGTCTCAACAGCGGAGATAAGGGTGCCAGAGAAAGTAGCATCAGTAGTGACATTGCCAGAAGCCGTGCTGTACGTAACGTTAATGGTGAATGTTACGGCATGCGGCAGCACTAACCCCATGAAATAATCGAAGTCGGATTGCTTCACGATTTTCATGGCTATCTGGCCGCCGGAATATGTCCCGCTGACGACTGTGTTTGCCGTCGCCGTTTCTATCGGGAAATCTCCCGCTTCGTTCTGCCCAGGCACCTCCTGTCCATCTACGTCATCGAAGCCATATCCCTCGACGATTTGGGGGATGACTTCACCGGGCTGATAAAACTGATATTCAGCCCCAGCCAGTGAGCCCAGACTCGATTCAGAGTAGCGCACAGACTCATAATCGTACTTACCGATTCCGATGCACATCCATTCTGTCACGTACTTCAGTCCGCCATCTTTATCACTCTGACGCACATATTCGAAAACAGATTCCTGAATAAGGTCAGGAAATGACCTCACCTGACCATAAATATCCGGCTTGGCTTTATAGACGCGCGCGGTGTTAGTCTGTCCAGTAAGGCTATTATTTGGAGAATCTACTGTATTCCCGCCAGTGTTTGCGATAGCTGGCTTTGGCGCAAGAAAGGAAAAAACCTGCCCAACCACTTTAAAGATAGGGCTAAGAATATCTTCTACGATGCCCTTTGGCTGGTCGAAGATCTGGATTTTGTCCAGCTCGCTCAGCTCAAACGCCAGCTCATCGTCGTCACCCAGCTTCACGCCGTTGCGGATGATAAGCAGGTCACGGTGAAAGGTGGCGTCATTGGCCGCCAGCCAGTCATAAAAAAGGGTGCCATTTGGCACCCTGTAGCGTTCTTTTGGCGTTCCCGGGAAACGACTTAATTCAATCAGAGCCATATTCGTAGAATTCCACTTTGGTAAATGCGCGTTGAATGACCAGCAAAGAGTCTGCACGCACGCTTCCGTTCTCGCCGCGAGAGTGCAACGCTTGCCTGTTGAGCACCAGTCCAACATGCGCCGGTTGCGCGCCTCGGTATCCCACGAATATCCCGCCCTCAACAGGCTTCTCGACCTGACGCCAGAATACGACGTCGCCCTGATAACAGGTGAAGAAGTCAGAGCCGGCTTCGTAGTCCGGTGTCTGGTGTAGCTCAATACCGAGCACGTGGCGGTAATAAAGAATAACCAAACCCCAGCAGTCTACTTTCTCGAACGAGCAGGCACGGTTCGCCCACGGCACGCCAATGACCCGCCTGACGAACTCAGAGGTACTGAAGCCCCGTGTACTCTTGTGGGTCATAAAGGCGGCCTATGTTGTTGTTTAGCGGGTTGGTTACTGAGAGGGTTACTGATGCAGCATCTGCGTCGATGTCTACAGTCTTGACGTAGAGTTGCCACGACTTAATCGGCGCAGACACGTCTCCACTGTCGAATATCTGCCGCGTCGCTGTGATTGCCTTCAAGCGAGACACTCCCCTCCACTTCTTCATCAGCGCTTTGATGTCCGACGAAAGACGCCCAAGTTTCACCGTCGCGTCGATCACCGGAGTACCGCTCTGCTGGCTCTCTTCGATTTCAAATCGTGCCGGGGTGTATACCTGGCCGCCAAGTGTCTTGGGAAAGAACTGCTTATCGACCAGGCGGACATAGCCAAAGGATGGATGGTAGAACGTGATGGTGTCGTACAGCCCGCGCGTCGGACGCTGCTGCTTGTACTCCCTGAAGCTCGGCATTACGGCACCCTCGGTAGTGATTCTGGGTCTCTGTTGTCAGGATAACCCGTTACAACGATATCCAGCCACGAATCCCACGGCGGCGGCAGCTCAACAATGATGTCGTCGAACTCGTCGTCAGGGTTATAGAGGTGGTTGGCTATAACGGTACCAGTCCAGGTCACCACGCCGCCGTCTATACTGGTTTGCACCGGCATCTGCGTGAAATGAAGCTCCTGAACCTGCAGGCCACTGCCGCCGATGTTTATGGGCATGCGAAACCAGTTAACGCCGCGGTTAAGGTAGTTAGGGCTACGTAACCACTGCTGGAAAGCGCGCTCTTCATCAAGTGTGAAAATCCACGTCAGTGACCATGTGGTTTTGAGGTCGTCAGTAAGGTTCTGGAAAATAGCCGGGCCGACCGCTGGCTGATCAGTCTGAAACCCGGTGTCGAAGGTCATATTTTTGCTGGCTTTCTGTGCCAACGGCAGCCATTCGGGATAGTCGATAATAGCCATCAGCCCTGTCCTCTTGGCGTGCGTTTAACGTTCATGTTGCTGGTTATGGCGTTGCTGATTGGACCGCCATTGTTTAGATCGGCGACTATTACATCCACTGTCACGCCGCCATTTCCATCAGTTCCGGCCTGAGCATCTACAGAGGACGATGTGTAGTTCTGGATGTTGATTACCACCCCGCCACCTGCGCCCGCCGTCATCTCCTTGTTGCTTATCACCCGGCCATTGTCGCCAGGAATCATATATTGCTTCCCGGTACTGGCCTGATAAATTTCTGGCATGCCACCTTCACCAACCTGATACATCCCACCCGCTGATACCGGTCCGCCGTTTTTGCGCTTACCAGAAAGAGCAAGTGCTGCCACGACAGCGCCAAGCCCTACAGCAGCGGCACCACCGAACGAACCGATTGATGCAACGATTGCTGCAGGCGTCCATGCCGCTGTGGTAGCTGCTGCTGATGCGGTGCTTGCCGCCGTTGTGGTGGCAAGAGCGCCGACCTGGGTAGCTGTAGTTGCTGCTATGGCTGCCTGCTGAGTAGTGGCTCCAATGATGGCGTTCTTAGCCCATTCAACACCCATCTGGACGAATGAGTTAACCAGGCTATTGAGCACCGTGCTTGCCAGCGACCTGGCAGCGCCTTCAGCACTCATGCTTCCTGTGATTATTCCTGTTAGTGCGTTTGAAGCGTTACCAGCAAGTGCATCGAATGAGGCAGCAAGTGCTTCGTTTCCTGCGTTCTGGTTTCGCCATATTTCCCACTGAGCAGCAATGCGTTCCTGCTCATACTTACGATCAGCGGCTGCCTGTAAAGCAAGTGCGTTCTGATGTGAGATAACCCCTTGCTGCTCGAATTGCTGAATGAGAGCAAGTTTTCTGGTGTTTTCATTTACTAACTGCTGAACTGGATCAACACTGCCTGCAGCTTCCTGTTGCGGCGTAACTGCTTGCTGAGCGCGTATTTTGGCGAGGTTAGCTTGGTGCTCAGCCTCAAGCCTCTCTGAAGTTTGATTATATTGTTCCTGACTTATTTTTTTCGCAGACAATGCAGTATTAAGGTCTTGCACGTCTTGCTTATAGCTGGCGTTCTCTCGCGCTTCCGGGAGTAGCTTATCAGCGGCAGCCTGTGCCTTAATAGCATTGGCTGTATCCCATTTTGTCGCAGCATACTGCCTTGCCTGTTGGATTTGAGCCTGGGTAGCACCTTTTCCAAGAGAAAGCTCAGCATTTAGCATCGCCTGCTCTCTGCTTAATTCTCCTGTTGAATCAGCAGCAAGTTCTGATTGTTGTTTCAGCGCCTCCAGTTTTTGCGCTATCGACTCCGCCTGGCTGGCAGACTGCTTGCCTTCCTTGTTGCTTTCCTTTCTTGCTTCAGTTACCCGGTATGTCTCGGCATACTCGTCCTGTAGTGCCTTCACGCGTTTCTGGTCAGTAATCCCGGCATCTGCCGCATCATATTGAGCCTGCAACCGTGCGCGAGCCTCACCTTCAAGTTTGGCTAGTGCTAATCTGCGCTCCGAGTTTTTAACAAGCTTTTGGGTTGCTGCATCATCACCGTTGGTGGAAGGGCTTTTGAAACCTTGGTTGTTTTTGGCTTCATTTGCAGCCTTGGCACGAATGCTGGCTATTTCCTGCTCTGTGCGCTTAAGCTCAAAGGCAGCCTGTCCTCTTCTTTGCTGAAAAACAGCATCGCTTTCATACCAGCGCTGCCCTTCCTGAACTTCCTTATTAAGCTCTTGCTGCAACTTAATAAGTTTTGGCATCCTTCCGGCATCGCCTGCGTTGTTATTGTAATAATTAAGGTTATCAGCAACGCTTTGCATTAATCCGGCAAGTGTGGATGTCAGACCTATTGCCTGGTTCAGATCGCTTATTGCGTTTTTAAAGGCAACATCGAGACTGTTTTTAGCTCTGTCGATGCTAACTGGCATTTTGTCGAATTCAGCGTTAACACTCTCCGACTGTTTCTGGATAGCGTTTAGCGCGTCCTGAGCAGTTAGCTTGCCTTCAAGCATCCGTTGTCTTAACTGACCAATCGAAATACCTAAACCAGCAGCTATCTGCCTTGCCAACTCAGGCATTTGCTCCAGGATAGAGTTGAACTCTTCAGCGCGAACAACTCCGCCTGCGATTGACTGCCCGAACTGTCTAAGGGCGTTAGACATTTCTTCAGCCGACGACCCGCCGATAGTGCCTATTTTTTGCAGCGTATCGGTAAGGGAAAGAATCTGAGAATTTGTTGCGCCTGTTTCTTTCAGAGCTGAGGTAAGGGTTTCCCAGAGGCGCTCAGTATCTGAAAGGCTATTGCCGGTTTGAGATGCAATTGCTGACAATGCCTTCATTGACTCTTTGGCAGCATCAACGCTTGGACTCAGGCGCGCAACCCTGGCTTGCAGGGTATTCATCTGGTCGCCAATTTCGATTAACCGCCTGGCCGTTTCAATCGTGAAAGCTCCAGCAATAGCAAGACCAACCTTATTTAATGCCCCCTCGAAACGACCGGCGGATTGTGATGATTTATTAAAGCTACCATCCATTTGGTCAAGGCGCTGGTTAACCTTTTGCTGCGCTGCGATAAGTTGAGCAACATCCATTTCTACTTGATAGACGATGTTACCTAACTGCTTATCTCCGGCCATCGGTGATCTCCAGAAAGCAAAAACCCGCACTTGGCGGGTTCTATTTAATTACATCTGATTTTTAAATCCCCTCGGGCAATTTCTCCCTGAGAGTCCAAATCGTATAAGGTCGGGGTTTCAATCTGTATGCGGTTAGCCTTCTCGACAACAGGAGCAATAAACACCAGAAGTGCTGATTTGCCTTCATTTTGTACGGAAACCTTCCCACATGCATTACCAATTCTCGCGTAAGATGAGTCTTCTTGGCTGGGATAAAACTTTACATCCGCAAGAGAATTAACTTTTACATTCTTTGGGAAGAAAGACTCTTTCGCCTCACTTTCTACATACTTAACAATATCTCCATCGCTTGCTGCATATACGGATTGAGAGGCGAGAAATAATGCCAACGAAAAAAGTATTTTCATATGCACTCATTTGCTGTTAAGGATGATTTATCCTAACAGGCGCAGATCACATATCAACCAGACATAGGTAAACTTGCGGAAGATTGCGCATTCAACTTTGAATTCGCCAGGCGCTTAGATTTCTTGGCTAAGTAATCTTCGGCTACTTGATCGTACTCTTCTCGAGTAAAGCCTTTCTGCTCAGGATATTTCGTTGCCAGGAGCATCTGAAATTTGGTCATCGTCAGATTCCCTGCTTCCTGCTCAGTCATGCCGAAATGAGCCTGCGCGGCCACGATGTAATCAACGGCGCGGAACTCTGTGCTGGTCTCCCCGTTTTCATGCCGCTGGAGTCTGCGCACCTTAGCCTTGCCGATAACACCGTGAGTTATCAGCGACTGCGCAATCAGCAGCATGTCAGCTTCAGGCAGCGCGCCTTTGCGAATCTTGAATGTGCGTCCATTTCCTTTAGAGGGATGGAATACACCTGTCAGCGGGCCAGCATCTTTGTCACAGCATGCATTCAGGACAACCACCGACGCGAGAAACGCCTTGCGTCCGTAACTGGTGCTTTTGATGTGGTTTATCAGCCATTGCGGAACGTATCCGTAAGCCTCAACGGCTCGATTCACGAGGCTGGTTACTTCATCGTTGTGCAGGTCGTAAAACACCTGCACGATTTCTTCTGGCTCGCCAATGCGCGACATGTTCACAAATGACGGCCGGAAGAAGTAATCATCGCTGTCAACGCTGATGAGGCACTCACCAATCTCTTTAAGCGGGGTATTCACCGGTAAAGCCTCCACGCTTTTCTTCTCTCTGTTCTCGGCAGGCCATCAAAAGCCTTTTCTACGGGCATCTCGTCGGCATGGTCTACGAGCGAGTAGCAAGGGTAAATAACATCCCTTCCCCATGCGTCGCCGAGGGCATAATCTGCCGGCTTTCGCTGGCTCCAGTTCATCAGGATGCGGTTAATTCCACTGGCTGGCAGCGCATAGCAGACGCCGTGAATCAGTCTGTTCAGGGTGATGTAATCAGCGCGGCACTTGTCAGTTGCGATAAGGCATTCAGCAATCTGTTGCTGATACTGCGGCGGGCGACCAGTGCCAAGATAGAAGCTGATTAGCTCATCAGGGAATCTGGCGCACCATTCAGTCGCAAGACCTGCAAAGCCATCTACCGGCTGGGCATCATCTTCCAGCACGACCACTCGCGCTGACTGGCTGGCAGCCCACTTAACGGCTCTAAGGTGATTCCAGTTTGCACCGTGGTCGGCGTCATCGATAAAAAGTTTCGCATTGAGGCTCTCAGCAAGCCTGTGAGCCTGTTCAGCGCGTCGGTGATGACCTACCACCGCGAATGTTACTTGTGCTGCCACCATGCTGTTTCCTTGCCGATGCCGTTGGTCTTAAACACCGTATGCACTTTCGGGCCGGTAATCACTCGGTCACCGAACGACTTCGCCACGATGCCGAATGCGATCATGTCGCCAACCGCCCTCGCGGCTCCCTCTTTCTTCCAGAATCGCTCTGACTCGATGCGGTAGTAAAGCCGCACGATGCGGTGAGCAAACTCCATGACATCTTCTCGTAACCCGCCAAGCAATCCGGCGTTCAGCATGGTGTCGCTCGCGTACTGCTTCAGGAATAACTGATACACGCGCTCAGGATGATTATTGATGGCCCATTCATCGGAATATGTCTTTGGCTCAGAGCCGACATAAATCACGCCGGGCTGCATTTCTTCCCATGGCGCGCGAAGCATTTCGACATCGGTTCCATCGGTACACCAGACGAAACGATATTCTGGATGCTCTCGCAGGTGCTGCCATACATGCAGCCAGCGCCGGAAATAAACGTTCATATCGACAACAGGCACGCGAACCGTCGTCTGGCCAGGTGGGGAGTATTCGAACTCGTCAGCGAGAATGACTGCATCGGCACCTTTAATCGATTCTGACCACCTGGCGATAAGCGACTGCTCCGGCTTCATTCTGGCTCCTCGCTGCGGGTCAGCATGACTGGTCAGCAAGGTCGTGATTACAGCATTACGCTGTCTGCGGTACGGCGCCCATCCTGTGTAGCCGGTGTCTCGGCGCTCGTTGTGAATTTTTACGTTGTTGCTTACCTGACGCTCTCGCTCAGGCTTGGGTACTGACCGCTCTACCGACTCATGCTCATCCAGTGAGTAAATCAGCTTCTCAGAGCCGATAACGTCGGCATATGCCCATGAGGTAAGCCCCGCATTATGAATGCGCAGAGCGAGGTCTGAATGCTCGTACATCCCGCGCCCGTAAATCGGGTCGAACCCGCCGACCTTTTCAATGGCGCTCCGGTGGTAATAGAGCATCACGCCGCGCTGCCCGGTGTAGGCGATGTGTTTTTCATCCCGGTACAGGACTGAAAGGTCATTCAGCTTGCGTGGGCCAGCCAGGTCGAGAAACTGATATGCCAGATGAGGCTCAGGAGACTCGATATACGGAATATGCCAGCCATCGGCAATCGGCCATGCGTCATCGTCCCACAGGAACAGATACTCACAACCGGCATCCATCAGGGCTTCAATGCTGGCGTTTTTAGATGCCACGATGCCCTGAGATTGTTCATGACGGATGAGCCGTGCAGATTCTGGCTTTACGGCAGCAGGCACCGAGCCATCATCGACAATCACAACCACTGCGCCGGGCGGCAGATGTTTCTGGTGCTGCTCAAGAGCGCGCGCCAGTACGTCGGGGCGGTTGTGGGTGGTGATGGCAATACCAATGCCAGATGAGCGCGCCGACGCTGGCTCGTAGGGAATTCCGTTTATCAGAACCTGCATATCTCTTTCTCAGAAAGGGGGCTTGCGCCCCGCAGTGTTTTAGCTGGAAGGTTCGGAGGTATCAGTAACCTGCACGGTGCTGGAGTCACCCACTTTGAACTCAGTGGAGAAGGTCACGATGTCGTTAGTGCCGCCGTCCGAGCTGAGGGCAGTGATAACCATGTAACCCTGGAAGGTCACCGGACCGTATTCCATGCGAACCCAGATGCCAGGCTGTCGCTTGGCCTTAAGCTCGGTAGCGAAGTACTTGATGAAACGACCGATACCGTACTGGTCGAGCTTGTCGTTTTTGCGCACCTCACCTTCAAAGCTGATGGTGAAGTCGGAGTTTGTGGTGATGCTCTCGACAAAGCCGCCGCCATCGTCAGCATCACTGGTCACGGTGTTCGGGCTGAAGTCGAACCCTTTTGACGTACCGGCGGCCAGCGCTTTAAATTCCGATTCAAGCGGCACGGTGTCCGGGCAGCCGTCGGCAACTTCAAGCACAATAGCGCCACCGAACAAGCGTTCGTTGCTGGTTGGGCAATTAGCCATGTTACTTCCTCTTTGACGTTTAATTACTCGCCGTAGGTGGCGACGAATTGAAGCCGATAGACAAGGCGTCCCTCGGTTGTAAGAACTGGTCCGGGCATAGCGCCCATATTCTGGAGATAACCGACGCAATCATCGGTCATGGGGTTTTGCTGGACGTAATCGACTATCTGCTGCACGCGCTCATCAACAAAAGCATTGCCACCTTTTGCGCCGATAACGTCGACCAGGATGTACTGCTCATTGCCGAGGCCATTGCGGATATTACTGCCGCCATTTGGACGAAACACCATGAACCGGTCAGATTCCGTTCCTGAGTCGGTCCACATCAGCAACTGAACCTTAAAGCCATCCGTCAGGCCAGCATTCATGAAGTAGTTACGCACGCGCGTATGCATTGGCGGATTCATAGAGACAGCTCCTGCTTCATAACCCGGTCGATTTGGTCTCTGGTGTCCTCAAAGCCCTTGGTAAGGAACTCTTTGCGGGCTGTGGCGCGGCGGAAGGTTTGCGGAACATTCGGATCGTGAACGTAAACCGCATAGTTGGCCGAGTAGCCCACCCTGCCGGTTACCTTTGTGCCGTTAGCGTCAATCTCCCGGAACTGGCTGTTCAGAAGCGTTGATGTGTCGATTGGGGTGTATAACGCTGCCTGCGCGCCACCGATTAACAGTGCTGACTGCACGGCCCTGACGACCTTGCGCCCCTGCACGTCATTAATCAGCGCGTCCAGATTAGCTTTCGCCTGGGCAATGCCGCGAACTTTACCGGCCATATCAGACTCCTGTTATGATGGCGTAGTCGTCGGCGATGCGCTCGAAGGTGTCTTCATAGCGAAGCACCTGCTGAACCTCATCAGCTCCGACTTCTTTCGGGTCAGCCAGGTCGGAAATGCCAATCAGCACATAATCGCCAGCCTTAGCCAGTGCGTACTCAGTCCAGATTGTGTTTTTCGCAACGATTTCTGAACCAATACCGCCGATGCGCTTGCTCAGGCCGCCTTCATAGCCGCAAAGAATCTGCTCAGGCGCTGCATAACCGAGCGGGTCGCCGTAGTCGTCCTGACCATCCAGTTTTCGCCATATTGTCGCTGTCGCGGTGTATGACCAGTTAGCTACTGAGCTCATAGGTGGTAATCCTCATACTCCCACGGCTCCTCGTCGGGATTTTTAGGTTTCTGCTCTTTCTCACACATCAGCAGCCCCCAACAACATCAAAGAAGCCGACGCGGCTACCCACGTCAATCGGCAGCGACGCCGTACATCCGCTCTTATCCAGTGACAGAAGAGCGTCACGCATCGAAAGCACATCGCCGGTATAGTCGAATGACCGCGACGCCCCTGAAGGCGCTGACTGCGATTTAATGCGCTGACTGTATGCCGTTAAGGCCATAAGAGAGACGGCATATACCTGAATCAGCACGACGTCACACTCGTCGTAGCCAGACGCCTCCAGGCACTGCTCAATGCTGCTGAGCTTGCAGAGATATGCGTCGATGATGAAATCAGGGATGGAGTAACCGAGGGATGACAGCTGCTGTTTAACCTGCGCTGCTGTGATTGGCGTGATAGCCATGGTCACTCCTTGTCTTTGGGTTTCCGTCCGCGCTTGGGTGTGGCGACTTCCAGCTGGCGCTCTTCCAGGTACTCAGCCAGACCGGCATTAACCCATCGCTCGGCGATTGAATCGGCAACCTCCACCTCAGAGCCAATCTCCAGCTTCTGGAAATTGGCACCGGCAAAAAGGTTTGATGAGATAACTTTTACCAGTGCCATATCGCTTCCTTAGCTGGTCGCTTCGCCGGTGGCGTGAACCACGGAGTAGTGACCGTTGATGTCGGTTTTGACCATCAGGCCCATTGCGCCCCAGGTGCGCCAGATGTAATCGCTGTTGTAGAACGGACGCGGGTCGGCAACGGTGCCGATGGCCTGACCTACAATCGGAGCAACTACGCCAGCCTGCAGCGGAACAATCAGGATTTCGTTACCCTGAAGTTTCGCATCTTCTTTGATAGCTGCGATGCCGGTCAGGGTCAGGAGTTCCTGTAGCACGGTGCGAGACTGGAAGTTGTCGCTGAAATACTGCTCCAGGTTGGAGACGATTTCAGAGGAAACGTACCAGGTCTGCTGGCCGTACTGATAATTGCCAAGCTTCAACACATCGCGCAGACGGATTGCTTCGGCGCGAATTGCTTTCGGATCGGTGCTTGTCGCCATGTTTACGTTCAGCGTCACCTGAGCGACACGCTCATCGGCGCGGAAGCCCTTCCAGGTCAGGCCGTCGAATACTGCGTAGTTGCCAGCCGCGTCGCGGTAGCCGTCCCACATGTAATCGACGTACTGACGCTGAACATCTTCCACGGAGCCGCGCTGTGCGTCAGCCTGAGACTGAAGCGCTGAGGGGCTGTTGAAGATTGGGTCACGCCAGTTGAACTTGAAGCCTGAATCGTGGATCGGAACCATCGTGCCGTCGAAGGTGTAGACGCGAGCGTCAAGCGCTGCGCCAATCTGGCCGGACATTGATGTGTGTGCCCAACCACGACCGCCGGTGCGGGCGTAGTCGTAACGGGATTGCTCGATACGTACAGAGCGGGAAAGCGGCATCAGGTCGTTCAGCAGAGTGAACTGCGTGTTGGGTTCGAACTGCTGTGTCACGGTGGTATCGTACGCACGGTACAGGCGACGGATATCATCAACCGCGTTAACGGCGTTCAGCGTCGGAGTATCTTCAGCAGCGCCACGCCATTGGGTGCGAGACAGGAAATCAGCAACCGCCTGGGCGGTAGCGTTACGTTCGGCCTGCAGCGCGCGGAACTGAGCCTGGTTTACTTCCAGGTTGCCAGTCTTCTCGCCAAGTGATTTGGAATATACAAACATTAATCGGTCTCCTTACTTGACCACTACGCGCAGCAGGTCGCCTGCAGCAACAGTTGTCGCTTTGTCTTCTTCCACGAACAGGACTGCGGATGCAGTGCCGCCGGAAGTGACGCGACCGTTAGAGATAGCCAGTGCCTGGCCTTTGTTATAGGTGCCGGCAGCAGCGCGAACGTTCAGGAACATGCCAGGCAGTAACTGAATGCCGACGACCAGCTCGTTAGCAGGAATGACGTCATCGACGCCCATGCAGCGCAGATAGTCATAGTTCGCCACATACAGCACAGCGCTTTCGCCGCCGTTGGTGGATGCGGTGAATTTGCCGTTGGTGAATACGCCGATGGTGCCCGGCTGAGTCGCTGCGGCTGCCCCGCCTTCGCGGTTCAGAAGCGGGTTCGGGAATACGCCACCCGCGTGAATTACGTGTTTACCGTCTTTAGCCATTTTTATTACTCCGGCATCTCAGAGAAGGGTTTATCGGTGGAATGGTTGAATGCGCCGGACAGGCTGCGAGTGGTAGCGCACTGTGCATACAGGCCATCCAGAGCTGCGCCGTCGAGGGCGTTGACTGCCATATCGTCGAGCTTGAACTTGGCTTTCACCGCTTCGCGCTTGGTCGCTTTTTCCTGGTCGGCGTTAGCAGTCAGGCCGGATTCGATAGAGCTCAGCTTGTCGGCAAACGGCTTAAACCATGCCGGCGCTTCTTCGCTGTTAGTGGCTTTGTCTTTGGCTGCCTTTTCTTCGGCCTCTTTCTTCTCGCGAGCGGCCTTTTCTTCCGGCGTCTCACCTTTAGAAGCTGCTTTCTCAACAGCCATCTGGTTGAACGCATCCAGCAGCTCAGCTTCTGATTTGCCTTCTGTCGGCTTACCAGCTGCTTTCAGCGCATTGATAATCATGTCTTTCATCGGATCTCTTTCTCCGTTGGTTTTAATTTCGTACTCAGGTGGTTTGCGCACGACTTCTACAGGTTCGCCGACGAATTGAGCCTTGCCGTCATCGTCGATGAGGTACTTCTGTTTGAAATATTTATCTGCATCCCGATAAACGAAGGAGTCCGGCCATACGCTTTCCGGCCATACCCAATCATCGTTGTCACGACCCTCACGGAGCTTGTCGCTAATAGCCCGCTGGATATCGTCGAATGAGAAATTTGATGCGTTGGTAAAGAAGAATTTGGTCTTGTTAAGCAGCCCTTCCCTAGTGCAGTTAGATGCCTGCGCGAGGTCTGCGTTTTCTACGCTCACTTCCTGTTGGGAGTTGTCTGCGTTAACGAAGATGCCGACGCCCTCTTCAGGGGTTGCGGCTCCAGGCTCATCGAGAAGAATGGCTACGTGGTCGAACTGCATGTTGCGGGCGACCCATGAGTAGCTTTTACCCTTCGACTTGCCGCTGTTCTGCTCGCGGCGCAGAAGAAGACCGGTAGATACGTGAATCGGCTCGGCGTTTGAGTTGGCCTGCAGTTCATCAAGACGCTCGATAAGGCGTTTACCCTTCTCGCTGGACTGAGCGATACGCTTGTTGACCTTCATGTCCATGACGACACGGTCGCCGTCTTTGCGGACGTTTTCAGCCCATGCGCCGACGTGGAACTGATTAACCGCTCGCGGGTTAGTGGCGCTGACGTGCTCGTTGCCAATCTTCGGATGCCCGAAAGGCATCGGGTTGCCTTCGAGCGTTTTAAAGCTCTTGTTAATCTCCTCAGCCGGATACAACCCGCCATTCATGACAACGTCATCCACGACAGGCACGACGCCACGAATGACGATATGCTCGTCACCGTCGATGGTCTCAGTTGAGATATTTGAAGAGTTGATGGCGAGGGATTTCACGTGGATGCTGGATAGCTTCACGTTGCTTCCTCTTAATGAATTTTGTTTTTGCGCGCCTTGCGGAGTTGCTTCTTGGTTGGTTTGGCAGGAAAGAAGTGGCATAAGCACACATTCTCAATGTTTCCATTGTCCCACCGCATCTCTATAGGCTTTGAGTAAACCCAGCCTCGAATCGGGAAATTAAGGTCATAAGCTAATTGCCACATAGCGGCCTCATTGGTGGATTTCAGGCAATAAAAAAGGCCGCCGTGGCGACCTGTTAAAATTCATGATGGGTTTTTTGTAGTATATCCATATCTATCAAGAGCTATGCGTCTGATATGGGCTTTCTCCGTCTCAGAATCCCAACGGTCAAGCAGCCTGTCGTGCCTAACAAGCCCCTGAGCTTTTGCTGCCAGCCTTTCCCGTGTGGTGCTGAGCATTGCTGCATACTCATAGTTTTTTCGCAGGACTTCCTGAGCGTATGCGGCATCGAAAGGATAAATCATTACTTAACCCACCTCTTACGCTCTTCTTCGAGCTTCTCCGTAAGGCCTTTGTTGAACAGGTTGCCGTCATCATTAAGTAACACGGGGATCTGGCTGCAATAGCAGTTGTACCGGTTGCCATTCTGCGCGTAGAAGGCCTCCACTTCTTCCGTGGTGAAAGTCTTACCGTGTCGCGCGGCGTGCCAGGGGCGTGTCGTCGACTTCAGGGCTGATATCCACAACAGCGCAGTGTTAAGCCCCAGCCTCTCCTTCGACCATTCAGCCTCAGACCACTGAGCCTGCCTTAACGCTCCTACCTGCTCAGTCTGCGCTATCGTCTTGGCGCGGCTCATCGAGACATCCAGGCGCTTACTAATCAGGCTTGCCGTCTCGCGTGGGTTAACGCCGCGACCTATCGCATTAGCTACGATGTTCGACAGGTCAGCGCGGGCGGCATCAGTTATTCCCCGCCATTCGCTGTAAGTGGAGATATAAGCAGCTGCCACCTGATTTTGATACGCCGGGCTACTGAGTAGTTGCTGGAGCGTTGTGGACTGCTCATAGATAGCCGATTGTGCTGACAGGTTCGTGAATGCCTGCAATGTGCCGCGCTGATACTCATCAGAAACGTACTGAAGCGCCCAGAGGTTGTTGCTCCCACCTTCGAGAAGATAGTCGTCCAGAATCGTTTCTATGCGCACTAGCAGGTCAGACAGTTGCTGTGGCGACATATCGTAGATGAAGGTGCCAGCATTCACCTGGTAGAGCGTGTCCGGCTTACTGCCGTCTCTCGCCAGAATGTAACCGTAGAGAGAATTGCCACTACGCTCTCTACCGACCAGATACAAATCGAGCAACTGCTTCAGCGCCAGTTTTATCTGGTAATAGCGATTCTCGATATCCCGGAACATCCTGTTAACCGGTCGGTAGGACTGCGTGGGGTCGGCTTTATTGCGCGGAATTATTGGGCTTCCCGGTCGTTGTCGATTGTTCAATTGGCTCACCTGTCAGCGGGTCTGTCGTTGCGGCTCCGGCAGGCTCTTCTGGTTCACTGATTGGTTCAAGCTCACCGACAGCGCGGATTTCATTCTCCGTTATCGCCGGAGTGCCGAACGCAGCTTGAGTGTCTTTGGCAACGGCTGCCATCGCCTGCATATTTGCGATCTTCTCTTTCTCACTCGGCGCGAGTAGGTCAGACCATGCGAGCGTAACCTCGCCAGACTTCGGCGGGTCGATGACGCCAATCTGCCAGAAGCGCTCAATGACGCGGGTGATGAAGTCAGACATGAAACCCCAGCGGCGACCATTGCAGCGCTTCGCCCAATCAGTTTTGTCCTCATCCGAGGCAAGACGCCCGGTCTGCTGACCAAAGAGAATGGTGAACGGACACTGAATCGTCGCGGCAAACTCGTTAGCTGCTACTGTCCATGTAGGAGTCGGGTCAGCGGCTGCGACTGACAGGACAGACGGCGCGCCAGCCTGCATGACCAGTGCCGAATCCGTACCGCGGTTCATCCTGGAGATCTTGTCATTCAACGCTTCGCCGAGGTCTTTGAAACCTGCCTTCTCTGCCTGCTCTTGAAGGTTTTGCATGTCAGTATCTTTGTCAAACGCGATACCAAGCTGTCGACTCGCATTCTTCAGGAAGCCTTCAGCGCTACCACCTGACGTCTTCTCAATATCGAGGAGCTTGTTGTACCCGGCGCGCAACAGCGGGATGCCGGAGAGCATATTCTCGTCTTCGGCTCCTTCACAGAGAATGATGACGCGGCTCGGGTGAACCTGAACACTGCGCACAGGACCATAAGTGCCGTCATCGCCGACTGGCTGCTCATTGAAGTTGTACATCACGGGTTGCCCGTAGGTTTCCGACATTGTATCTGTGTCGAAATTTCCTGGCTTAATCTGAGCTTCCCATGCGGGGATAAGCTTAACCACTGCCTTCAGGCGCTCGGTGCCGAGAGACCTGATGTAGTCGGCGTTGATCGGGTCTTTCCATTCGCGGCCATCCTTAACCTGAATTAACAGGGCCGAATAGCGCCCAACGAGGTTGCGGCGGTCGGCGTCTTTCAGCTTCGACCAATGGCGTTTGAGAAGCTTTTGAACGGTGCGCTCCCATTCGGTGGTCTCGCCAGACTCATCCTTCTCTTCGCCGTCAATGATGGTGGGATTATCGACCCAGCAGGATTCCAGCAGCTTATGCACCGCCGCATGAGCAACGGCATTACGCTCATAAGCACGATAGTACTGGTCGAATCCAACCTCGCTCGGATATCCGAACTCATCCCACAGCTTTGTGCGCTTGGTGTTTCCGTTCTGTCCATTGGCGTACAGCATTCGTTGCCGCCCTATCGCATCAGCAAGGGCGTTCACGAGGAATGAAACCTCGCCTTGTTGTTCACTCACTGATGAGCTCCTTAGAAGAAGATTGCGCCTTTAGACTGGCCGCTTAATTCGGTCATCGCCCATACCAGCGCATCGAGGCGGTCGGGTGACTTTTTAGAGGTGGTTGGCACGTACTCCATCTGCTGGTTTTCCAGTTGATAGAGATTGCCGCGGTGGGCTACGCGACCCTGTGCATACAGAGCGGATATTGGCTCTGCTCGCGCGAACTTACCCTTGCTCGCATGGACGCGGATAATTCGGTCTTTGAACCCGGCATTGCGGAGCGTATCCTCTGCCATGTCACCGCCCTGGTTGGTTTCAATCACAATAGCGTCGGCGTCATGCTGTTTGTAAGCGTCCATTGCTCGCGTTGCCCATCCATTAGGGGAATATTTGCCACTGTAGTCGCCGTCGGCTGAATACTGTCGCTTATCTCCTGCACCGTATGAGCTTGCGGCCACAATCCCTGTCTCATCGCTCTCTTCGCTGTTTGTTGCCTGCGGGTCGATAGCGATAACCGTTCTGGATAGCTGCTCGGTGATGTTCAGGGCGCGTGCTGCTGCAATCATCTGCTCTGTCCACAGCGCGCCTTCTGCGTTGAACCTGCGAGGGTTCTGCATGTACTGCGCTTCTGCCGTCCGGCGATGAGAAAACAGCGCTGTGCGGTGGCTCTCATTGTGTTTGAAAGGCCAGAGCCAACCATCAGGCAAGCCGTGCTCAATCGGTATGGCGTGACTGTTGTCCGGGTACTGCTCCTGATAGGAGCGGCTGTTGTCGATAATTACCGGCAGGTTCAGGTGGTGCCACATCTCACCACTACCGCCGCGCAGCAGATAGCCGCTCAGGTCGTGGTAGTGGATGCGCTGCATGATGACTATCATCGGCGTGGTTTCGATAGCCAGACGCGATTTAATCGTCTCGTTGAAGCGGCTGTTTACACCGTCACGAACCGTTTCGGAATAGGCGTCATCGGGTTTAACCGGGTCATCGATAATTAGCGCCCCCTGCCAGCCTGGCTCCATATGGCCGGCACGGAAGCCCGTTACCTGTCCTGCTGACGATGAGGCATACACACCGCCGCCATACTCCGTCCACCACATCGCCTTACTGTCAGCATCGTCACGCAACTCCATCGGCCACATCGCCTGGTAGGCTTGCGACTTAATCATGCTGCGGGCTGTGGATGAGTTCAGCAGTGCGAGGTTGTGCGAGTAGGACAGGTGCATGAAGCGTGCGCGCTTATTCAGCGCCAGACCACGACCCATCATGTTGATGGTTGCCAGTTCTGTTTTCGTGTAGCCAGGCGGAACGTTTATGATCAGCCGGTTAATCTCGCCATCTATCACTCTGTCCAGCGTTTGCTGAATCACCTTGTGATGAGGTGCCACTATCATCTTGCCGCCAGTGCGCTGCTTGAAGAAGTAGCGTGCAAAGTATAGGCCGTCCTCTTCGCATTCTATCCGGCGCGCATAGTTCTTTTGCTCAGCAGTCGTCATCCTCCAACATCTCCCGCCGGGCAGCTTTGTATTCATCTTTCGATAGTGCGGCAACTTCAATCGGGCCGCCGTTCTTACCGGTATGTTCGTGAGCAGCCTGCTCTTTGAATGCCATCACACTAATGTGTTTGCCGAGAAGCTCAAGGTTCTTAACCTTGTCAGGCCACTTAATTTTCTTCAGCAAGGCGGAACTATCGGCGGCGGCCATCTCTATGACGTCAATTCCAGAAAGTGTTGTGCGCCATACCTTCGGCCAGTCCTTAATCGGCTTGATTTCCCCGTTAGCTAGTAGGATGTCAGCGACGTCCATCTGGTCGATATCAAACAAGCGTTTCAGCACATAATCAGCATCAACCTCGACCCGATCATTGCGCTCTGCTTTAAGTTCGGAGATTCTGGACTGGATGTTAAGTTTCGCTAAGTTTTGCGAGCCTTGTTCATTGGCGGTCTTTTCGCTGTACCCCGCCCGAATAGCCGCTTGCGTAGCGTTCAAATCGATGAGGTACTCGCGACAGAACATTTCTTGCTTGTCTGTGAGTGCCATGATTCTTCCTAGTTAAAAGGAGTTTTCATGTCTACAGAATCACTTCTTGATGCGATGCTGCAACATGATCGTTTTCATAATCAAAATACGATGGTTACCGGCATAGCCCAGAGAGCGGTTGATCATGGTTACGACAGCCTATCTGCAAAGCAAAAGGCCGTTTTGGAACCGTTTTTAACCGAGAAGTGTGATGGGGTTACTAACCCCGGCGGACATCATAATGATTGTCATGCACTTCTTGAGGGCGATGAGTTAGAAAGCGCTGTTGAAAATGAAATGTATTATGGAGGACTTTTGTGTCCTTCCTGCGTTGACGAAAAAGAACGGTACAGGGCTGAATGGGAAAAGATTCAGCGTGAGTAATATATAGCTATGCTATTTGGCGGCCAGTTTTGATTCGGTCGCCATAGTCATTCCTTACGATGTTTGTTCGTCTTTACTAGGCTCGGGCACGTATTCCATCTCCTGCACATTATCAGGTGCCAGGTATACCCATGAGCCGTCCTCGCGAGCGATGCCGATGAAGCCGTTAATAATCTCTGGCTGAGATCGCTTCATCAGACCTTCATGCGTTTCGCCTGTTTTGGTTTTGACTGTGATGCGGTAGGTTTCAGCCATGTTTACTCCAATAAAAAACCGCCCGGAGGGGGCGGTTATGGGTCACTCGATTGGCTGTATCCAATGAGCTATTTCGATTCCATTTTTATAAAAGGCTCGATAGATGCCAATAGGTTTATCTGGTTCTTTAATGTGCGGGTCTACAGAGAAGTCAATGACTCGGTCGTGCAGGTCAAAATTATTCAGGTCGCTTTCGTAAATTATCTGATTATCCTCGAATCTCATCGCAGTATCCTAATCCAGCGCCATTTGAATAATTATACCATTATCTAGCCCACTGGCAGCTGGTATTTTTTGTAATGGAGAGCCGTTGTGAAAGAGGCTCTCACCTCTTCTTAAGCTGCCTGGTCATCAAGCTTGTGGCCTGCCAGTAATGAGGCGATCCATTGAATGCCACGCGGAGTGAACTTGGCCTGAGTGAAGGCATGGCCGTTGTTCTGGTTCTCTCCGGTTTTCATGGTGAAGCGGCCGGCATCGAGATGCTGAGCATAGGGCGTCAGTTTTCCGGCCAGGCGATACATAATGCCCTGCTCTATCAGGAACAACCGGAAGTCCGTTTCTTTCACCTTCAGCAGTTTTGCTGCTTCACGGAACCCCATCGCGCCGGTTGCCTCGACGTAGTTATCAACGAATTCGACTTTAGGCGCGGCAATAGCGAGCTTGTTTTCCAGTTGGGCATTCTGCTCTGCGAGGTCTGCCGCGAGGCGTAGCGCCTCTGGAAGCGTCTGCGGAATCTGCGGACCGTGCATCACCTTCAGCTTTGCCAGCACTGAGCGCCTTACAGCCTTTGACTCTCTCATGCCTACCAGCATCATCTGGTCAAAGTCGAGATCGTAATAAGCCGTTTGAGTGTGGTTATTGTTTAACCGGAATTTTTTTCCGGTTCCGTCCAGCTCCAGCTCATCCTCAATTTTTGCCAGAAACTTACGTGGCTCATGAGGTGTTTCGCCGGCTTCTACGCGGGCCGGGTTAATAATGCTATTCAGGAAGTCCAGGCTGCTCATGGACACTTCACGTTCTACGGAGATCATCTCTTTCATGGCGATTACCTTTTAGAAAGTTGAGCCTGTTCGCACAGAAAAGCCGCCCCGAGATGGTCGCCACCATATACGGCAGTTCTCAGGCTCAGCTTTCTGAAAGACTCGGGAATGTTATGCGCTGCGACGCGCGTTTTACTGCGGACATAAAAAAGCCCCGCATTCGCGAGGCCGATATTGCTTTGTTGCTGATAATGATTCTTCGTGTGGGTTGTCATGGTCGCAGGCTTCGCGATTCCTCCCGGAATGGCTAGCCCACTTACGGCTTACCCGTCAGCCAGATTGCGATCACCATCCTTACGGGGTTACACAATTTATTTGAGGCACTGCTGCCGGATGTAGTCCTGCAGGTAGTTAACCTGTTTGGTTACTGTTTCGATTCGCTCTCTGAGGGTGAAATAATCCCGTTGAGCGGAGTCTGTAAGTCGGGCGGTGGAAGCATCGCCCATGCTGCCGGCGCCGGTCGATCCGTTCGCGGTGCAGGTTGCGTTGAGCTGCAGCCGACGCTTGCCAGTAGCAACATCGCGCTCAAGCTGATTGATAGTGCTCTGAGCATCTGCAAGCTCCTGTGTGTACTTGGCGTCGAGCGCTGCGACATCGCGCTGGCGAGTCTGCATATCTGTGATAGTGTCTTTAGCCAGATTTAATTCACGATTAACTTTGGTTAAAGATGCCTGCGATTCTTTGAGCGCTGACCGGTAATGACTGGCGATGACGATGACGATTGCCAGTAGCAGAGTCATTATGGCGAAAAGGATGAGCTTCCCGTTAAATGTCATTGGCTTTATCCGCCCTGCATAGCTCCCGCTCAATATCCCTGCGAGTTTGCAATCCCTTCCACTGCTTACCACCCGCCCACGTCCATTTTCGCAGCTCGTCGCAGGCTCCTTTTCTGTCGCCATTGTTGAGCTTTTTTAGCAATGTTGATGAGCGGAAAGCGCTTACCCCTACGTTGTAGGTGAACGAATAGAGCGCGGCGCGCTGGTAAGTGGACAGCGGAACCTTGACTGAGGCATCCACGGCTTTGACAACCGGCTGCATGTGCTTATTCAGAAGGTCATCGCATTCCTGCTTTGTGTAGACCTTGCCCATCTTCACATCAGGGCCGGTAATGCCTGCACACACAGTAGGAATGCCGACAGGATCGAGGTAAGGCTTGTATTTAACGCCTTCCTGGTCCTGTATCAGGACGCCAGCGATAAATGACGCCCCGCCCGCCGCAGCTGCAACCAGTGCAGTACGTAGTTTCGCTGGTATCAGCATGGTCTCACCTATGGCGATAGTTCCTGATCGATGTCTTTGACGATTTTGGCACCCTCGGAAATGTTCGTTACATCACCACGGGCATATGCAGCTTTGAGGATTTCAGTTCGCTTACGGTCTTCCTCAATCGCTGCTTTGTTCTTTCGGTCGTTTGAACGATATGTCAGCCAGGTGAATGTCGCCGTTATGACAAATCCCAGGGCAAACAGAACATCCTGAAGAGTCAACATGGCGAAGAATCCCGTTAGACCTGACCAGAAATACGACCAGAATCCGTTGTTGGTATTCATACGTAGCATTTCTCACACCTCCGGTAATGGAAGTGCTGTGGTGTAGTTAGGAAAGGCCAGCGAGGCATCGGATGCGAGGGTTCATCTGTGATTGATTGCCTGTGGCCTAATACGAAAAAGACCCGCCGAAGCGAGCCTTAAATATTTGGAGTGATTTGTTTGTGGTGGCCGGTGCTGAACTCCGGCATATCGGTCCCGGCGACAAGCAGCTTTACCTGTCTGGTGAACTCGCCTCGTGTACCGAAAG